TCGGTCTTACTAAGTCCGACAAGCGTATCAAAACAAGCTAAGCTCATAATTAGTCCGTGGCTTTAATTACAAATTCTACGTTTCTTGCAACCTTACCGTTTCCGGTTTTAACATAGCGTATCCGATGGAATGAGCCGTATGTGTCAGTGCCGCGAAGTCGGAAGTTTAGCTTTGTAGAATCCGCTCCAGACATGGAGAAGCTGTCTACTGAAGACCAAATACTTGATGCAGACGCGTTTCGTTCATCTAGTACGACTTTGATATTGGGCGTAACGCCAATTTTTCGCAGCTTGAAAAAATACTGGTATTGGTAGGCGCTTGACATGTTCCACGGTACGGCGGTAGTGTAAGTACCTGCGTTTGTCAGCGTATCAAGCGGAAACACTTTTTGTTGATTCGACCCGGCGTAGTAATCAGACCCGGTGTAAACGTTGCCGTCTGCATCCTTTGTGATTTTGTTGCCGTATTCGTCTTCATAGGTGGTTAACTCGACCTGTCGCGTCTCTTGCTTATCAAAAGCCGAGAATGTCAGGAATGATGCCAGCGCTAAGCATAGCACCATCCACATATATTGCGGGCGAAATTTCATTGTTGAAATGTGTTTGTTTGTGAAAAATTGAAATTGATACTGCTTTTTTAGGCACTACAATTACTCGTTAGAGAATTGCAAAGCGCCTTTTTCACCGTTCGGGCCTGTTGGCGCGAACTCAAGACCGCCCAAAAGGCGACCATAAAGACAGTACGAATTTTGCTGGAATTTCAGCTCGTCACGACCGACGCAAGTTTCTTGCATTTCAAATTCATAAAGAACTGGAACAGTACGACCGTCGCGGCTGTACGTCATGAACGGATCGGCTTGCACCCATACCCATTTGCGGCCCGTGTCGGTGTTTTGAGCGACGGGCGTTGGGGTATTGCGTACGGTGTTCCAAAACGCGTAGGAATTTGTATCAACCGCAAACAAGGTCTTACGGCCAACGGTTTGATCCAGGTCGCGCAAGTCGAAGAACATTTCTTGTTGTGCAAAAGCAATGGCTTGATCCCGGAAACCTTCATTCCCTTTGTTAATCATCGCCATCCATTCTTTAGCGTGCATCAAACGTCCAGAAATAAAGATGTAGTCGCCAAAGTTGTTATTGGCGGCAACGGTCATGAACTCAGGGAAACGGTCGTAAGAAAAGTCAGCGGTAGGTACAACGATACGGGGCGTGTTTGTAACGCCGTCCCATGTGCTATCCATGAACGTATCAATGTTGGCTTGAGAAGCAGCAACAAGCGTAGGAATAGCAACGTAGCGGTTGAACTCAAAGCGCAAATCTGCCATCATTGCGGCCTGTACGGTGGCAAGCTCTTCGCCAAACGTAACCAGGTTATCGCAACGGTTATCGAGTACCTTGCCTTGCGCCTCTGCGAGTACAACGGTATCGTATGTGCCTTTTACGCTTTCTGATTCATCGCCGCAAGGGGTTGCGCACGTTGTTGGCGTGTCAAAGTCTTGGCCGTTTTCGGTATGAGTACGCAAAAAGTACGCCTCCACGCCCACACATTTACCACCTACAAGGCGTTCAACTGTGCGGGCGCGGTTTTTAGCGAGTAGGGCGCGGGCTGTAAGAGCGCTACCCTTTTGAAGTTCGGTCTGTGAAATGTTTGGTGTTGCAAACATTTCGCCAAGTTTGATTTGCCCAACTTGGAGGGCTGAAGCGGTGAAATCTCCGGCTGCCATTTGAAAGAATTAATTTTCAAGTTAGTAGCCAGCTCAAAGTGTTCGGGCTGGCTTAATTGCCAGCAGCCTTTTGTTGTTGGTGTTGCCAAGACTTTTCAGCTTCCAAGCGTTTGCCTGGATCTGATTCGCCCATGATGTAGTTATCTTTTTCGGCTTGACTACCAAAGTGCATGGTTGGCGTGTAGCCTGTTGGTTTACCGGGTTGATTTTGTGGCATACCTGAGCCGCTGTGCGCCGGGTTTTGGGTGGATACCCCAAACATAGGCTTTGCAATCCCAAGTACAATATCATCAAAATCAAGCGTTTTCCCAAAAGAATCTGTTTTTGGCGAACCGTCTGCGTCAAGTACTACGGGGTTTCCGTTGTTATCAAGACCAAACTTTTCACGGCCCAAAAGGCGTTCAAAAACAGCGGATTCGCGCTCTTGCGGATCAATGTCAAAGCCGTCTACGGACAAAATCACATTCCCTTTTTTCAGGGAGTTGCTAAGTTTTGACCGAATTACGCCTTTTACTTGATCGTCTGCTACTTTGGCTTTGTATTGCTCGAAAGTTGTTACCGTAGAATCGTACTCCTTTTTAAGGCGTTCAAACTCTGTTGCGGCTGCTTTCTGAGCGTCAAGCTTCAATTGTTTGACTAATGGCAATTTTTCAAGCTCATCCTTGCTCAGTTGATCCAACGGCGTTCCGCTTGGCGCTTGCCCTGCGTCTGCTTTCCAAGCCGCGAAGGCTTCAAAAAGTTCGTCGCCTGAAAGATTATCTGAGTTTTCAAAGCCTGCCCCCTTGATTAGCTTGTTGAACTTCTTAGACATTTCGGCTTGGCCGTTTCTGTAAGATCGTTCCTTTGCTGAATCTGTGGCTGCTGTTGCTGCCTCGGCAAACTTGCCAACGATTTCGCTAGCGATTTTGTCCTCTGGCAAAAAGTCCCCGCCATTGTCTTTGAGTGAGGCGATCCACTCATCTGCATCTATTTTAAGGCTAGACGCAACTTTCCTCAAGAGTATTTCACTCATATTTTTTTGTTCTCCAGGATTGCGCCTGAATCGCTTTTGTTTTTTTTACTGCTTTGGTGTTTCTGGTTGCTTTTCTACTTTTTTGGCCTCAACTGGTTCTGAGGCTTTCGGCTTGTCAGAACCAGGCACAAGCGAGTAGCGAAATTTTGTAGCGTAGAAAGGGTTTGCAAGATGCGCCGACTTTTCTTCATCGGTAATTGCGGGGTAAGAAACGCCCGTTACCTTGTTTGTTGGAATCCATTGTGCCATATAAAACGAGTTTTAATCTTCTTTTTTTGGCGTTTTCTTGGCTTCAACCGGGGCCGGGACAGGCTTTTCGTGAACGTAACGGGTGTAGCCTTGCTTCACGTACGGGCTGTTTTTTACCGTAAACTGTTTCTCTTCGACGTTAATAAGCACCGGGTTATCCGGGTTTAGCGCCGTCATTGCATCGTTTTTTAGCCAAATCCGGCCAGGTAGCGGACGGCGTTGCCCGGCGGTAACTTGTTCGTATTTTTCTGCGTATGTCATGGCATTAAATTTTGTTAGAAATGCTTTGCAGTTGCAAAACTAAACCATTTTTCAAACACAAAACACATTTTTAGCGAATTTTCGCAAAGTAGTCTATTCTGCTGGAATGAAAACATTTGTGTCTGTTCCATGCCCGGTTTCCTTAATCAGCTTGTAACCTCCTTTCCACGGCGCGGCAATTGGTTTTTTCTCAATAGCAGCAACAATGTCCTGGCCAACCTTTTCGTAAGTTTTTGAAAGTAGATTGTAGTGCATTGTGCCGTTTGCCGCGTCGCGTCTGCGTTGCAAATCCGCTGTCCTTGAAACCGATCCAGACAATGGACTTTCGTAATCACCCCTATTGTCCGCTAATTTAGCCAAGTCAAGACCCTTGTACTTACCCTTACGCATATTCTCGAAAAACGTGTCTTGCCCGGCAGCCTCTGATGTTCCTACTACTTGTTCCCCATGCTCAAGCTCTCTGAGTTCGCCGCCTTCCTCGTGGGTGCGCCCGGTAATCTTCGCGCCCTTGCGAAGTTTTGGCGGCTCCGCTGCTTTCAGCGCCTTTGCCTTTGTAGCTGCGAAAGCGGCAAGCATTGTGCCAATTGTGATTACCGCTAATCCGATACCAATCGGGCCTAAACTTGAAAGCGATTTGAATATGTTTACGGACGATGTGATAAGTCCAACGGACTGCGTGACCGTATCGAGTGCAATTTGTGCTTTCTTGGCTTTCGTCTCTTCTTTTAGGGCCGCATCGCGCAAAGCCTTGGCGTTATCTAGGTCTTTTTTACGGGCATCAAAGTTGTTTGCTAGCCCTTTGTCTAGGTTTTCTTTTTCCTTGTCTAATGCCTCTTGCGCCGCGTCTACCTTTGCTTGCGCGGCCTCTGTTGCGGCGACGGCTTCATCTACCCTTGCTTGCGCTAAAGTATTTAACCCTTCAACTATTTTCCCAACGGCTTTGTCAAAAGCCTCTTGGTCTTCAGGATTATCAAATTTAATACCAAGCAGGTCGTAAATCGTTATAGGCTTTCCACCTTTTCCTCCCTTGCCTTTAGGTTCTGGAATTGCCAAGCCTTCCAGCAAAACGCCAAGCTCTTGAATCCTTGCCCGGATAATATCAGCCTCGGTTCCGTTACCAACAAGCGCCAAAAGTCCTTTTTGGTATTCGATCTCAGCGGAAATCCGTTCGCCTTTTATGCGCTTGTCGAACTCGTTTTGCGCCTGTTTAATTTCCTCCTCTTTGGCCCCGCCCGCCCGCAAAACCGCAATAAGGTTGTCGAACTCGGCCTCCGTTATACTGATTTGCTGATTTTGAAGATCTAAAAGCTCTTTTAGCGCCGCCCGTGCGTCATCATTCCTTTTCTCTGCCGATGCTTTTGCGGCCTCGTTTCTTTTGTCATCAATCTCGTTTTGCTTGCGCACGCCCTCAAGGATGGCGTCAATCTCTTCCTTGTTTCCTTGCTCAATGATGCCAACTATTTTATCTTGCAGGTCTTGACGCTGTGCGATTTCTGCGGTATTAAGCGGGCGTAGTTTTTCAACCTCTACCAGCTTGTCAATAGCCTCTTGTGCAGCTTTTACGCGCTCGGTTGTGCGTTGTCGGATAGCAACTAGCTCCTTTTCAACCGGATCGTCTTGCAGCGCAAGGTTTAGCTTGTCGATGGTCTTTACAACATCCTCTAAGTTCTTTTTGATGAACTCCGTGCGCTCTTTTTCGAGTTGGTTCAACTGTCCAATCAACTCTATCCGGGTTCTATCCGCTGCGTTTTGGGTATCAACCAAAAACAACTCTTTGGCGATTAAAGCCTCTTTGTCTGCTACGCCCTTTGATGAAATCTCAAACTGCTCACGCGCTATTGCAGCATCTTGCGCGGCAAACTTAACCCGCGTATCTGCGATTTGTGATTCCAGAGATATGGCGGCGCGTAGCGCGGCAATCCGGTCGTTATAATTCTTTGTTTCTTGTGATGCCGTGGCCTGGAGCTTTTCGCTTGCCGCTGCCAGCCTTGCGGTAGAAACAGACGCGTCTAACTGCGCATCCCTCAGGGCTTGCACACGGCCCTCTAATTCAAATGCTTTTGTGGCCGCGTTTGAAATAGCGTCTGGCAAACCCGAAAGCGCCTCTATCCCGATTCTTGCAGCCTCTTGGAAATTGCCCTTAAATATCTCAATTACGGAAGTGCCAACCGCAACAAGCCGATCAATCAAAACGGTAAAAATCGCAGATACAGAAGCCGTTACCTTGCCAACAAAGTCTAATCCTGTTTGGAATTTACTAAGCCCGGCAACTACCGCTCCAATCGCTAACCCAATCGGGCCTAATACGCGAAGGAAACCGCCCGCTGCGCCCGCTAAGCCCCCTACGTTTTTGGCGCTTGATGCGGCGGCGGTAGCGTTCTCTTTAAGCGCACCCGTTCCAACCTGTACCGATTTTGCAGCCTCCACGTTTTTCTTTGCGCCCTCGTCTACGGCCTTATTCATCGCCTGCTGTTCTTGGCGGTACTTTGCCAAACTCTCTTGCAATAACTTGTTTTGGGCTATACGGGCTTGCGCACCCGCCGCCAACTTGTCTTGCGCTGCCTTATACTCTTCAATTGATTTTGCGGCCCGCTTCGCGTCTTCGTCGGCTTCTTTAAAAGCCGCGCCTATTTTTTCGCCCGTGTCGGTCGCTTTTGCTCCGGTTTCGGTTAGCCCCGTCTTGATGTTATCAAGCGCCTTGATTACATCGGTTTCGTCTGCCGTAATTTTAAGCTCCGCCATGTGTTTGTTTTTCTAATTGCTCGATCGATTCTTTTTCCCTGGCCTCGCATTCGTTTACAAGTCTGAAAAAAGTTAGGCAATCCAGCTTCATTATGTCATGCAATTGATAGGGCGAAGTCCGCAAAACAAACTCTATGGTGTACCGAAACTCCCTATTGAATCTGTCTAACCCTAACTCTATTCGCCCCTCATTTTTGTCAATAAAATATCTACCAACGACCTTCCCGCGTCCCTGTTTGCCTGCTCTGATAATTCGCTTAAGACTAGATTCCAAGCTGGTATTTGAAGCATTGCAAAAAAAAACAAGTCTTGTTCGTTTACGCCGCCTTCGGCCCAATCTCTAACCATCTGTTCAGCTATGTCGTGGCTCCATTCCAACGGGTCTTTCCCGTCTTCATAGATGAAAATTGATGCCAAATAAAAGGCTTTGTCGTACCTGGATTTACTCAGGTCAATCAGTCCCTTTATTTGCGAATCTGCCCACACGATGGCCTCGCTGCGTATTTCTGAAAACGGCTGGTCGCTGCTCAGTATTTTTTTGTGTTCGCGTAATCCCGTAATCAATTCGGAAAACGTTACACCGCCGCCAACTACGATTTGTAAGCGCTGATACTCGCTCCATTTACCAATCCCAATCGGGTCGCCAGGCTTGATAAACCGGAATTTCTTGCCGTTGGCGATAAATGGTTCGTATGTCAGGTTATTGTTTGCGTCTCGCTCAAAATTTACTAGCTGTTTTTCCATTTTTCTCGTAGTGTTTCAAAGTCGGTAAGAAGTAGCGCCAAAAAGCTTGCCGATAAAACAGAAAGCACATTTGAAGACCCGAAAGAACCGCCTTGATAAAAATTGTAGGTTTGGTAAAAAATTGAAATCCATACCGCATGGCACATCGCGCATTCAATGAATGGGTGTGCGATCCAGTACGGGGCTTTGGTTGTTACGATCTTGCGGAGCCAAGCGAAAACCTTTCCGGGTTCCGACCACGGGCCGCAAAAAAGGTAAGACCAAAGCGATATGGTTATGGTTAAAATCATTAGACAACCTTTAAAAGCCGCTCTTTATTCCAGTACGGCCACCCCACGGGGTAGTTTGCTGCCCTGGCGGCTTCATTGCTTGTATATTCCGGTAGGCTGGCAAGCCAAGCCTTAAATTTTAATTGAAATTGGCTCATTATACAACCCTTAAAAATGCGTCGGCAAAAGCCACGTGACTAGATGAACCCCAATAGTCTTCGCCAATCTCCAACGGAGTAGTACTTGCCCCGCTTGGCAGTATCCCGGCCAAAGCGTCTTCATTACTGTTGAACACTGGGCGACCAGCCAAGTAAAGCGCGGCCTCACGACTAAACCAGTTTATATTCCCAGCGGGCGCAAGGCATCCAATAGACGGTGTCCACCCGTCGCCAAATGAAGGTAAACAGTTTTTGTTTATAACGAATGTGCCTTGGATGTTTAGGCCAAAAAAATCGTATGGGTATATGAAGTGATTTTTACTGATGCCCTCGCTAGCGAATGTAAACGGCTCAAACATGGAAGGCGATTTAGGTAAAAGTCTGATACTTGTCACCTCAATGGCTTGGTAAATAAGCTCTTCGATGGCTCCACCGAACTTGCCTACCGCCGTGTGATTGCCTTGCAGGTTCGCAAAAACATACGGCGCGATTCTGCCAGACGGCAAACAGCCGCCGCCCGTAATGGATGTCCCAAGCCTTGCCGTATTCATCCAGCACAGGAACTTTAGATCAAAAGTGAACTTACAAAAAGCATTCTTTGGGCCTTCGATACTTTTAAGGGTACAGCCTCCATTGTCTACAAAAAAAGCAATGGCGGCTTTTTTTCTGTCAGGCTCAAAGTGTTTAAATTTTCCGCTTTCCCAGCAGTCCTCCATGTTTACGTCACACGCAACGGGGTATACCTGGCTGCCAGTCATTACCTGCACGCCGTCTGCACCCTGCTTGAATATTGGGCGCGTGGCTTGCACGACAAGCCCGCCGAATCTTTCCATCCATTGAAAGTCGGTTAGGCTTGCTTTGAGTACGTCTGCAATAACTGATACCATTTTAAATTGAGGCTAAAAGGAGTTCAATGCCCTTTGTGTATGCGTCTTGCGCGAACTTGATTTCATCGGAAGAAGCCAAAAGTAGGTTTCCCCGCTTTGGCTCTGCCTTGGTTAAAATGTCTTTGCCGCGCTGGTTCCTGGATTCAATGACTACGGTGGAAAGCCCGTTCCCCTCTGTAATCATTCGAGGCCCAACACTTGCCCAAAGTTGCCCGGTTTGTGTGTAATCCACGTATCCGACTTGATACCCCTTTGCTTTACGGCTTCGCACGGTAAACGGCGTGTACGCCGGAAGTGGTGAACCTTGCGAATTTTCGCCGCTTGTCTGGATACGTAGCTTTATGAGCGCCGAAAGATCAAAGGCTATAGTTAAAACCCTTTGGCCTTGTGTGCTTAGTATCTTAGCTTTTACGCTTTCAATTCGATCTATTTCAGCTTGAAAACTCATTTTATGCTGTAATGAAATCGGGTTGACACCCATTAAATGACTCTGCAGTTGCGTCGAACTCAAACACGGCAATATTCAGGCTCACACCTTGCCGCCTTGATTCAAAGGTAGTGTTCCGCATCGGCACTACTGCAATCGCCCCGGCCATGTCTTCAAATTGTATGCCGTCCATATCAACCGCCGAACTCAAAAACTCAATGGCATAGTCTGGAACGTCGGCAACTTCTAAGCGGTGGCGTACTACCGTCCTGGAAAACTGCGTGGTTCTTTTACCGTTACCGTCAACCTCTTGCTGGGTTTCCCGGTCTACCCTTGGCGTATCAAAAGCCCAACGCGTCGTGTACAAAAATTGACTGTACGAAAACGACGTATAAAGAACATTGTCTTTATCCTTTGAATTTGTAAATCTGATTCGGTAAATAGGCGTAGGATCTGTACTTTCCTGAAAGTGCATAACCTCGCTTTTGTACACAGTCCCGTCTACCGTCACCCATGCCTCCCAAAATCCGCAGTCAACTGCGTTTGTAAGCGCCGTTAACGCGGTTCGTGTCACCCAAAAGCCGCCACCGTCCTTGTTTGTTACGATTAAATCCGCTGCATCCATCGTAACCGAAGACCCGCCCGTTGGGTCGATTGGATTTACCAGCTTCCACGACACAGATCCGGCCCCGGACGCAAAGAAAAGCTGAAACGGCAACCCGTTCGCCTTTGGGCATTTAAGCCCGAACGCAAGACGGTTTTGGCCTGGCAGGTTGTGCCGCTGCCAAGTGGCTCCGCTGTTGAACTTTAATAGGTTGCCTGGGTTCGCCGTTATCATTGCTTAGTTTTTTACCTCAACAATAATTTCACCACAACCGCCGTCACAACTTACTGATTTTGAAAAGTTGTTATGAGCAAATGTGGTGTTTTGTCTGCCTGTTATGGCATATTTTTTACCTGCTTCAATCTCGATTTCCTTTATTTCAGCGGGCTTCAATGAGAATGCGGGTTGCCCCGTCATTGTCATTTGATAGGTGTACAATTCGGAGTTAACCAAAAACACCGTACACTTTGGGCATTCATCTTTTTGACATGATGAAAACGCCAAAACGGCGGCAAAACAAAGGATGCTTAGTGTTTTTCTCATATTTATTTTGGTTTTATTGCAGCAAAGATAGTTTCAATGTGGCAGTTTCCGTGTCTTCTTCAGCGCTTTTAACCTCACCCCAACCCAATTGCGTTTGCACAAGCTCCGAAGGCTCGAATGTGTCATCACAGCAAAATTGAATAGTTATCTGTGCTTGCTCTCTTGACTTGCGTACGCTATTAACCGTGTACCCCGGAACGTTTGCCGTTGCCCCGGCATGAAACCGCCCGTCTGCCCAAAGCGCGGGCAAAATGTTTTCCCATGCGAAAGCGCCGTTCGCCTCACCTCCAAAGGTATTCATAAGGTACTCGCCGCCGCCCAAATCAATAGTTGCCATCAAAAAGAAGCCCTCTAAACCCGCGTCTGGATTTTCGGTTAACCCGGCGAAATCCGTGCAAAGTTGGCGCGCCGTGCGTTCATCGCCCTGAGTAGTTGCGCAAGCGGGTGGATATGTGATGCGCTTGGTAAGGAACTTTGGTCGGTAGCTTTCTTGGTAGGCGAAAGATTCAAAGTTTGGCACTTCTGCATCCGTTTTGAAGTCATCGCGCCCAACAATGTATTTACCGCCGTCTAAGGTGGTTAAATCAAGCCCGTTTGTGTTTAGCCAGTACGTGTAGTGTTCGATGCGCAAAGTCTTAACCCCCGCCACATTTGTAATGGAGTGAAACAGGTTTAAAATCTTTATTTCCTCCAAAAACTCCTTCATTGAGAATGTGAACCTAGTTGCGTCGTTTGATGCTGAGGCTCTTACAATGTCAGACTTTTGAAAGAAAAACAGGTTTTCAAAGTGTGCGGCGGCGTAGTCGTATGCGTCGTTTGATGGGGCGGTAGAATCCGGGTTAATATTCAGGAAGTCGGAAACAACACTATCAAATCCACAATCAAAAGCGGCGGTAGCGGCCTCTAAAACATCGGACAATTTGCGACCGTTTGAGATTGGAGCGGCATTAACTATTTGCGTCTCCCATGTTATCCCGGCGCTTGTATCCGAATACGTTATCACGGGAAACCCGATTGAAACGGGTCGTACCCATGTAGTACCAGATATGTTTATCCATCCGTTGCCAGGCGGCGCTCCAACGCTTGTAACCTTTTCCCTTGCCCATGTAGTTTTTGCTACCAATGTCCACGGTATGCCAACCTGAAAAAATTGGTAGTGTGATATTGGTCGCCATGCGAGCGTTGGGTTTGGGTCTTGCGAAGATGTGACAGTACCGCCAAAACAGGTATTTGAAAAGTGTAAATCAAGATCAACCGCAGCGAAAGTTTCCGCTGAATCGCAAACAATTGTTTCGATGTTGTTGCCAGGAAGGTTGGTTTTTATCTTGGTTTTTATGGCGTAGTCTAACCAGTTTTCGCGGTTTTCAAACGCCTTGTTTGCGCATTCGTAAACGTCGGCTGGTTTTATCTCAAAGGAAACCTCGCATCGGCTTGCGTTGTAATCGCCGTTGTTGATCGGGACTGTGCCTTCATGCCATGTCACCCATGCGCCGCCGCAATAGTTCTCAATCAGCATCGTGACCTCGTTGCACTCGCCCGTGTCGTATACTTCTTTGAAGTAAGTGTAATCCGCACCCCTAAACTTTAGCTTTGTAGCTAGTTTTAGGCGGTAGCTCCGTGTATCACCTTCGCGCTCCCACCTACGGCGCAAGCCGCTGGCTATCGGGAAAACTTGCGTATCGCCCGTGCCGTCGTTTGCTGTAAAGCGGAATGTATCGTAAAGTGATGGCATTGATTAGATTTCAAGGTATTTAAGGCCATCTTTAATGCCATCCATTATTTGTTGAAAGGCATTTTCCGTCTGCTCGTTTGATTTGAACTCAAAAAGATCTGGTTCGCTTTTCCGATAATAAAAAGCGATTGTTCCATTGTCATCGTCGCAAATAATACAAGTACACATGGAAGTGTTTATTGCAAAGCCATTGTAATTTACCCACATATTACTTTTGTTTTAGTTTTAGTTTTTTTGCCAATCCGTCGCTGATAAAAGAAAGGTGATGGCGGCAATTATACCCTCCGCAATCGGTTAAAGGGTCGTATCCGATCTTTGGTTTCCCGGCCCACTCTAACAGCCTCCATCCTTCAATTTCATCTCGGTTAAAAACCTTGTTTACCCGCTCAATACAAAACGGGCGGCTGTCTGTTTCGAGTGTACCTGAGTAAATCGCCCAATTCAACCCCAACTCGTTCGCGTAGATCAAATGCGCGGTGCGGTCAATGCGCATAAACAAATCAAAGCTGTTTGTTTTCCAATGCCGCTCGAGCATTCCGCTGCCTGGTTTCCCCACAAATACACTCTTAAACGTTTTCTGAAACTCTGCCAGACTAATCCCCTGCGAAATCGCCTGGTTGGCAAGGCCCGCTACACGCTGCGCAATTACCTGGTTATTGAATAAGTACTCAAAATAGCTGCCAGGTAAAAGGTTTTTGCCGTCGTACCCCCACCGGAATAAAGCCTCTTTAGCTGCCTTTTGCGCCAAAGTTTCAGGCACATCGTTTTCAATGCCAAAAAAATCATCATTCGCTTCAAATATCCGGCCCGCCCAGTCCAGTACTTTGCCTAGCATCGTTCCTTTATACTTTGCTTGCCACTCCGAAAGAATACGGTACAGCGTGGACACCTTGCCTAAATTCTTTGCGCTCGCCTTTATTTTCCCGTCCTCGATTTCAAGGCTTTGCATCGCCCACTCAATTACCGCCGTATATCCAAGCCCCTGCAATACGCGAACCTGCAAAGCCGTGTCCTTGTCGGCTTTGTCGGCTTCCTGTTCTCTTTTCTTGGTATAGTAGTCTAAGTCCGGCACTATACGGGTTCGTTAAAGTTTGGTAGTGGCTCGATGGTGTCAACTACTATTCTACTGGAAAAAACCTCAACTTTTGCATCTACTATTGCTTTTTGTGACTTGTAGTCCTTCTCAAAAAACAAAGGGTCTTCACTTTCGATTTCCAAGAAAATGTCACGCCAATACGAACGCAAAACCCTGGATGGGTCAGTAGGCGCAAGGCTTGAAATAATGGTAGAAACCTCGTTTTCGCTTTTGTCATCAAACGGCAAAAACTTATATCGTGCAAGGATCTGCTTTTGCGTGGTCGGGTCGCCCTCAAATAGTTTTTGGAAGACACGCGCCCGCTGCGCGAGTATCGCCTCATACCCAACGCCCGCACTTTTAATGTCGGCAAAGCCCGAAACAATGTCGGGCAAAGCCTCGATCTTAAAGCCGTCCGGGAACGAGTGGTCAACATCAATTTTAATACCCTTGTATTGCCCGCCAACGCGGTAGGCAAGCTCGAAATGTCTGGAAATACAACTACCAAACGGAGCCAAAACGTCGGAAATGCCCTCTAAAATAGAATTGACCTCCGTAGCGGTTTTTATGCTGGTATTTGTTGGGCGTTGTACAAGCCCAGAATCGAAAATAGTCGAAAGTATACGGGCCTCTGTGCGCTCTTGCTTAGAATCTATCCATTGCAAAAGCGCAATATCAATTTCCTGCGTGTGCGATAGCTTTGAAAGCTCGATTAAGTCGCCTTGCTGCGCGCCTTCAGGCAAAATAAGCTCTATACGCGCTTGTTCGGTTGTGAACCCGGCCATGCGCCCGGATCCGCCGCAAGACTGGCAGGTGTGTTGAGCATCCCGAACACCATTGTAAAAGCCGCCCTCGCACTCGCCAAAATCGGGGTGTGAGTGCTTGCAAGCCTTTGTATAAACGGTTTCTTTTGGGTAGGCGTAGGTCGTAAGCAAAACATCTGACACGCTTTTTTCGTGTATCAAATCCTTGAAAACGTGTTCCGCTGGATCGAACCAGGTCACATAGGACTGTTGGCCTGTGACCTCATCAAAGTAAACGCCAACACATTCGGCTGGCACTTCAGTAGTCCCGTTTGGAATAGCTTTTAGGTAAAAGTTTCTTGGCTTCGATGAATCGCCTTGTATTGGCGTTTGCTTGCCGTCTACGGGGTTAACCGAGTGCGATGCGCCGCTATAATTAGGGATAGATGCAATGACTTCGCCTTGCTCAATGCTTGTTTTTGGGCCTATTTCGCGCATTCTGATAATCCATCCCGGCGCGTACAAATAAAAGTCCTCTAGCACTACGTCTTGGCTTTGGCCCTTGCTTGTGCCGCGCTCAATGCGGATAGCCCGGAAAATAACCCAATCCAAAATACTGTACGACTTTTGGAAATTCAGTACGCTTTCACACGAGAAAACGACGGGGTACACGGTGGTTTTAATCTGTACGCCCTCTGCGTTGCGTATGTCATTCCTTTCGTACAGAATCCATGCGTTAGGGTCTGTAACGCCGTAGTATTCCAAAACCCTTGTAAGATATTGTTCAAGGGCTTCGCCCGGCATGAAATTGTAAAACGAATTTTGAAGCTCGGTTAAAATAAGCTCTTCCTGTTTGCTTGAAACATTGAAGTTTCGGCGTATTCCCTCAACTCGGTTCATGCGCTTCCAGTATTTGCGAGGGCGGGCGAGTGCGCTTTTTGTCAGGGTGTTGTACAGGCGTTCCCGTTGCTTTTTAAGGTCTTCGTCTTCAAATCTACGGTATCGCGTAACCTCTTCGCCCTGGTCTTCGCCCGTGGAAATCATTTTAGCGAATTTGCGAACGGCCAAACAGCGCTCATAGCTTGCATGGCGTAGGCCATAGCTTATGTTTTCGCTCAAAACGTCAATTAGTTGCTGTGTATCCATTGCGAATTTTCGCTATTTTATTGCAAAGTTATGAAAATGCTTTTTGATTAAGCGAATCTAATCCCTTGTTTTTGCGTGGCGTTTGCCATTGTCCAGTATCGTGCCGCGTCAATTCCGTGGTTCCACGCGTCAACCGGGTCACCCGTAGGGGTTTCGCTCATTCTTTCCTTTGCCCACTCGTAATTATCAAACTCTGCTTTTAGGTTAATGCTTTTTGCCGTCAAGCAAATATCAAAAGACTGCATCAAAGATATTCCGGCTTTAATGCTACCAGGGCCTTTTTTCGCAGATTCGATATTGAACCACCCTTTTGTTTTCATTTCAGCAATGGCCTCAGGGTTTGAATCTGCAATAATCTTTGTTTTTTGCGAAACGCCGCGCTGCTTCATGCGTTCCGACCTGGTTGCGCTTGTCAGGTTGTTTTCAAATACGACCTCATCCAAATACAGTTTCCCGTCTCCAATGCCGCATTTTATCAATGTGCAAGGGTCTGGATAAAAGCCCCAATCCAGTCCGTAACCCCAACGCTTTACGTTTATTGGCCAATCCCTTACGATACTGTATTCAGGGAACACAAGCCCTTGTTTCAGCGTACCCCATTCGCCAAGCGCATAAACCGCGTATTCGTCCGGCTTTTTAATTTTAAGGATTTCAAATTCATCCTTTTGGCTTTCCGGCGTGAAATTGTTGTCTAGGTATGTGGTACAAAGTACAAATGGCTTGTAGATGTCAGACTTAAAAAAGTAGTCGTGTATCCAGCTTTCTTTGGAGATTGGGTTGAACGTAAGGTGAATGTGATTAGATGCTTTGACAGACCGTAAACGGCGGTTTAGCTCGGTAAAATCGCTACTCGATACCGTCCCCTTGCGATCTATTGGCTCTTCTAGCCAAATATCTGTAACATCTGCAATGGATGTTATTTTGCCCATGTCGTCTAGCCCACTACCAAAAAGCATATTCCCATTTTCGGTGCAGGTAAGCGTCATTGCGGTTTCGTTTATCCTGAAAATTCCAGAAAATCCGTATCGCTTAATCAGGTCTTTGAAAAGCCTGAATTGAGACATCCTTATACTTTCCTTAGTCTTACGGCAAAACATAACCCGACAATACGGGTTAAAAATACACTTCAAAAGTAACTCTGCTGCCTTTGCATCCGACTTGCCGCCGCCACTACCACCATACCAAATTTGTATTCGCTCAGGTCTAAAGAAATTAGAAAGGTATATGTCGTTAACCGTTACCGGGTGAATCCCGACGGCCCACAAATTCTCTAGCGCATCTATAGAGTATGTTCCAATACTAGCTTTTTGGGTTTCAATCCGCATTTTTTTCGGGTTCTGCGAGCGCTTTTAAAGCCGCGAATCTAGCAGCATCCATTTCGCCGCCGTTGCTAATATTCCGAATGTTTATGTCTGCCGCTTCTTTCGGGTCTAACTTGTCCCAAAGGCCAAAGGCCGCTTTTAGCCTTATGTTTGGGTCATCTCCTTTTAGCGCGTCTTGAATAACGCCTAAAACAATGGCCTCGCGCCTTGTCATTGGCAGTTCGTTGCCTTGCTCGTCTTCAATTGTGGTAAGCCCGTCAAGGATCTTGTTTGCGATGGTCTTGAATGAAACGCTGCCAGGTGGTCGCCCGGCTCCAGGCGGTGCGGGGTCGCCTTTTTCTTGGATGTGAAGCACACTTCCGTTTGGTTGGATCACTTTTTTCATTCTTAATTTCCCCTTAATTTAATGATTTTAGAAAGGAACGTCATTTGCGGCTGGTTGCCGCGCTATTCTTTGCGCTAAACTACGCTTTGCGGCTGCTGATTTGCTGCCATTTCCGGCTTTTTTGCCGCCTTTGTTTTTGCCTGATCCGCTGGCCATGTTGCTTGTTTTTTGCTATCAATCGCGTCCCATGCGTCTGTGTAACGGACTGACTTGTTTATGGTTTTGTACTTGTCGATAATACCAATCTGCGTAGAAAGTAAGAAGTCGTAAAGCTCTGGACTTTCTTCGATGCAAATATGCTCAATGTTTGATGAACTGCGAAGGTTTGCCGATCCGTGAACCACGACTTTAGAGCCGCTATGCGTTTCCATTAAGCAAAGTTTGTAATGGGTAGAAGCCGCTGCAAGCTGGAATCGGTTGTCTTTGTCTAGCTGTTTGTAAATGTACGGCACAAGGTTTCCGCGCTCATGCGAAAAAAAGTAGTCGCTAACGATTAAGTCCAGCGCATCTACATATCCGGCGTTTAGCATATTCGCGAAGCTGTCTACGTTGTTCTCACTCATTGAAAGCGTGGATACTGTCATTTTTTTGATGTGCAGGTTGTGCTTTACTACCCACGCTTCAAAGAAGTCTCCTGCGATAAAAGAACCGTCTAAAATGACAAAAGCCCTCATTCCTTTTTCAGGAACAAGGGTACTTGCAAGGTCTTCGGCAAACCTATATTTTAAAAGCTTTTCAGGAATGTCTTTTTGTTTTGGCGGCAAAAAGTATCTTGAATTTGACTTTGAGCGCCTAATAGATATTCCTGAAAAGCTGCCTTGATTGGTATTGAATTGCGAAAGCTCGTTACTCATTCCCTTTTTAAAAAGTAATCAATGCCGTCGTGTCGGCTTAGTGTAACGGTGGTATCACTTGTAAAAGTTACCGTGTGTTTTGACTTTTCAAGGCTTGCCAGGTTAGTCATTATCAGCGTGTCGTTTTCGACCCGGTACGCAAACCCGTAGTACTGATAGGGTTGTCCCGGTATAACCGCGTAGGAATCGCAAGCGCCGTCGTGGAAATTGTAGGTATTGGTCAGTTTTAAGTATTTGCGCACCCAAACACCTTGCATGCGGTCTTCGACGGTTGGCGGTGGTTCCACCTCTTTGCACCCGGCGAAGCCAAGTACCAGCAATGCAAGCGCCGCAAATACTCTGCCAAATCGTTTATTTATCATGCCTTAAAGATTTTATCCGCTACAAGAAAGTCATCCGCTGGCGTAACCGCAACAAACAAGTTTTTAAACGCTTGCAAGTTGATGGTAAGCGCTTTTTGCGGATACTAAAGCCGCTTAACGTCGGCGTACACGCAAACAATCATAGGATCAACTAAATCCGGTTGACCAGGCCCGCTTTCCTGGATTGAAAGTACCTTGTACTTGACTTCGCCGAAGCCGGGCATATCTGCTTTATGTAGTGTTCCGATGGGGTTAACCAGCGCTTTAATTTTGTACATCGTATTTTTATTTAGAGTTGCTTTTTATTCAGGATAGCAGTTGGTAAGTTTACCAACCACTTCTATGATATAGTTATTGCTAACATCTTTCGCATTTCCAAAGACGTATATAAACCTTCTTTGCTCATCCTGTTCTTTTGCGGGAACAACATACGCCCCTGTGTCGTTACCAAATCCATATATAACCATTTTATGCAGACAAAACGAGCATTGAATAATATTTGGGCTGCCTTTAGCAGGAATTTCTACCATGTTGCTATTTTTTCTGCACCCTGAGCATGTAACATGTACTGAAGGTTTTTTAGGTGGAGGCGGTATGCACTCCCATGATAAAAATCCACTTATCGTTGCCATCTTGTTTTTATTTTAAAGTTGTTCGCCTGTTGCAACCCAATGAGCCAATTTTGAGCCGTCCAGCACCCAAAAATCGTGGTCGTAGGCTTGCCCTATGGCCTCGCTTGCCAATCGGCGGCTGTCCGTGGCCATTACTTCCAAAAATTTCAGGTGTTGCGCGTAGCGCTGCCCCACCAAGCAGCCCGCGCTATACCGACCTACGGTATCACCAAAGAACCCCTTTGCGGTGGTGTGGTGGTTTAAGCCGATGTTATCGAGCATCACTTCTTTTTCGCCTGGGTTACGTTTCCCGTCTCGGTTCGCGTCTCGGATCACCCGGATCGGCCCGGATTGAACCAGGGCGGGCTGCTTGCCTTTGTGTAGTCCGGCCCTGCAACACGGCGGGTGGTATCCGAATGCGATACGGGCGGCCCCGTATTTGTTGAGCGGGTTTTTGGTATAGTACACGCCCGGCTCGGTTGTGGCTTTGGCTTGGTGCGTGAACTGCCAAGCGCCGTCAACAAATGAAACCACGAATCGGCAATCATTCCATTTATCGGGTTCGTCCCGGTTCACCTCGCCACTCAAATCCATGCCCTCTACGTACACGATGTTTTGCGCGCCGGGCATATCGCAAAGGGCTTTGCCGATTACGGTTTTCGCGTAGCGGGCAATATTTTCTGCAAGGTAGTTTGTGGTACTCATGGTTGCAAAGTTAGGCGTTTTTTAAAATCTTCTAGAGTTTCTACCATTTCCTCGATGTTGTCAAACCCCCAACGGTCTGACTTAATTACAAAATACGGGCCTCCGCAGCCGTCAACGCTTTCGATTTCGAGCGTTTGTTCCGCTTCTGTTGGCGCAAAGTTGTCGGCTGGCTGCTCGTATGTAGCCTTTAGGCTAATAAGTTTGACTTGCTCGTTCATTATTTACCAATGAAAATGAATCGAAAACTGCCACCAAAGGAATGAAGGCCCGAACACAAGGTTGCAGTTGTCTTTTTGAAAGTGAAAAATAGGCGTTACAATATGTAAAAACCATTTTCCGTACTTAAAATTTGACTTAAAAAGAAAGTGAAATAATTTTTCGCACTCAAAAAAATGAATCTTTACCCATGTTGCAGGGTATTTGTAGTAGATTATTTTGCCTTTCATTCGTCAATTGTTTCGATGGATACTTTTAGTTTCTTACCAGAACGCATTTCTTTTGAAATAAGCAAAAGCGTTTCATAAAAATGCTTATCCTTTGATTTAATTTCTAAAATTGTCCGTTCGCTGCCTTCTTCAAAGGCATTAAATACAATTTTTGGCGGCTCTTCATGGTATGGGCTAATGTGTACTTCAACCCACCCAAAATCACCTAAAACAAATTCTTCTTTCATATCCACAAACTAAATTTTCTTGGGTTAAAAAATCCGCCTTGCTCCAGGCGTTTGGCCGCTTTCGTGACCTCTTTCTGGTACCCACGCGCATAGGCGCGGTGGTCTTCTGCGGTCGCTTTCGCGGAGGCGGGCTTTTCGGCTTTAGGTTGTTTTGGTTTCATATTTACTTTTTAAGTGATTTCAAGTGCAATTTATAGCCCTGCTCACAAATCAAAGCGAGTTTCAAAGCGTCCCTTTGGTCTTGCCCCGGACTTTCCCCCGGTTTGTACCCGACAAGCGTTAGCAGGTTTGAGCGTACAACGCCTTGGAACACGGCCTCGTTCACGATCTTAGCGCCCTTCGCCTTTGGGGAAATTCCCGCAGGTATAACGCTATACTCTTGCGCTATGTCGGTAGCGGCTTGGCTTACGCCCTGGTTTTTGCCAACACTTATCGCACCTCCAACGCCCGACTTTTTATCGAATACCGCTTTTTGCATATTCGAGTTTTCAACCGTTACCGCAATAGGCATTTCCCGGTTCAACAACTTCACGAACTCTCCCAAGTGTTTGCAGGGGTGAAAAGTTGCGGTGTTCAAAATTCTGTCAATCACGCAAACCCAAAACCCGTTTGCCCGTAGTGCCGGGTCTACCCCTATGAACTTGTCAGGGCATCCCATGTAATCCGGGGCGGCAACAACCTGCTTTTTAGCAGCGGGTTTGCGGGGCTTCGCGGTGGTTTTCGCTGGCTTCGCTGCAGCGCGTTTGGTTTGGATTGATTGGCAGGTTGCGCATATTTCATCGCACTTTTTGCCGTAGTTTAGACAATTAGGGTTTGGCATGGTTGGGCGGTTTAACAAGGGGTAACGTCCGAAACTCGAACTTTGAAAATTTTACGCTCATCTACCCCGCAACAAACCACATGCAAACAAGGCTCAATTTCCCCATTTAAAATCTCTTCGTGTCCAGTTGTATTCAATCCGTATTTTATAGGCACTACAACGGATGCGTTAGAGCGCATTCTACCAATAACCTTGTGCTGGTAAAACTCATTTTCCCCTACATGCCTAAACATTTCAATTTTGCAATAACTGCCAAAGTCTAAGTTTTTAAATTCGTCCATTTTTTTAGGTTCGGTTTAAAAAATTCGTTTTACAATCTCCCATGCTCGGGAAAATAATCACCAAGATAGTCCATGTATGAACCTTCGTATACTGGCTCTCCGACTGATTCTTTAAAGTCTTTGTCTGTCTTAACTATCCACTCAATGTAAGATAGAGCAAAAAACAAAACAATAAAAACGATGGTAAACTCGATGAAAAGGCTTAAAAGATTTGATTTTTCATGCCTTTTAGATGTGATGCACTTGTTTTTTATTAACATAATTTGGTTTAGTTTAAAAAATACAACGCCATAGTAAATTACATCTACCCCCGCCATTTAATGGCTATGTAACGCCAATAAGGGCTACTTTTTTGACGCTATGACGTTGCATTTAGGTTAATACGCTTTCCCGTGTTTGTACGCGCTGGTTTGGTTATAGGCCATTTTTGCGGCGACGTGCGCCCATAGGTCGATGTCAAGAATAATAGCGATTCTTTCAATAGAAACAATGCTATCTAAAAAGTAGATGGGGTTTGCGTCACTAAAGTAGTTAACGCACTTCACAACACGCATTAAATTTTCATGTATTTCGTTTTCAAATCCTGCGTATGAATAGACAAAAAAATCAATACCAGCGAAATACTCTGCGCTGTCAAGTACCCGTATCACTATATCCGCAAGCTCTTCGCCCGTAGTCCCCTTAACCAGGGAAACATACATTTCAGGCGTGAGGCTTTCAAGTTGCAAGGTATCGAGTGCGCAATGGCGGTTTGCGCGGTGCGCCCCCACAAACTCGCCTATTTCCTCGATTATTAAACATGCCGCTTTTGCGCGGGTAGGCGGGTTTTCATAGAACCCCTTTGCTGCGGCGTTGGCGTGGATCGCGGTAGCGAGTGCTTTAAGGTCGGGTCTTGGTGTCATTGTTGGTGGTTGGTTTAGTTATGATAAATTCAGGTTGTTCGCCGTTTTGGAGGCCGGGCCGGGTAATGCCGCCGGATAGGCGTTTTTTAAACCTATGTATTTCTTCGCTTATTGAGGCTTGCGCTTCTTTTATCTTGTCGGGCAAATCGCCTTGGTCAATTTCATCGTAATACGTTTCAAGGATAAGGCCCGCAAGCTCAAGTATTTTTTCAAAACTTTCAAGCCTCCTTAGTCTTTGAAAGTCCGATGGTTTTATACTCTCTTGGTTCTCCATTGCTAGTGTTTAGGTTGTAAAGATAAAACAAAGCCCGGTTTCCGGGTAGTTTTTTTGGGGGTTATTCTTCAAGCTCTTGAATCGCTTTGAATATTTGAAGTGCGACTTGCGGAACTATGGCGTTCCCGTATGCTCCGACACTAAACTCTCGCCATTTTGAAAAGGTAATTCCGTCCAATCCGGCGGGAAGCCCATCATCTCCGCTACAAAGCGGGGATTGAGTTGGGAATTGCTTCCAGTCGCCAATTTTATAAAATTTGGAAGTTGGTCTTGATGGTTGTTCCCGTCCGTCTCCCTTGTCAAATGTTCCATGCTGTTCGCTCCTTTTGAATCCCGTTTGGCCGGGGTTGGTAGTAGCTTCGCCACTTGATAAATTGATTTCCCGTATTTCGTCCCGTTTTTGATTGTGTTGTCCCCATTGCTGTCCAAATTCCTCATTGCTGGCTTCTTGGTTACGGTAGGCAATAAACCAGATTCGATCCCGTCTGTGGGGCGCGTTAACGGCGCAAGCTGGAAGTAAAAACGGGATGACTTGGTAGCCTTCAGTTTCCAAATCAGACTGCACTTCGTCGAATACCATCCCTCCATTCCAATTAGTAAGGCCGCGAACGTTTTCGCCCACAACCCAACGCGGTTGAATTTCTCGAATTGCTCTAAGCATTTCCGGCCAGAGGTGTCGGTCATCATCCGTTCCAAGTCGCTTTCCTGCTGAGCTGTACGGTTGGCATGGGAATCCCCCTGTGAGAATATCAACTTGCCCTGCGTACCGGGAAAAGTCTGTTTTGGTAATGTCATCGTGTGGAATTGCGTTTGGAAAGTGATATTTTAGAACTCGCTGGCAGTTTTTGTCCCATTCACACCAAGCCACAGTCTCCCATCCCATCCAGCGAGCGGCCAACGAAAAGCCGCCGATACCTTCAAAAAGTCCAAGATGTTTCATTTTTTCAAGTTGTTAGATTTTTCACCCGCCCGCTTTTTCCACCAGGGTTTTGACATCAGCTACAAGCGCCGGGCTATACCGGGCGATTCGTGCCAAAAGCTGTGTTTTCTTGTCCTTGGTGTACGGAAGCGGGCCGCGAATGCTGAATCGGATTAGGTTCTCAGTCATAATCGCATGGATGGTGTTTAGTCCATTCATTTCGAGCGTTTTTAGTTGCTGCAAAAGCAGATATTCTGGTTTCATGCGCTTGCTCGTTTCGACGTTCCTTTAAAAATCAAGGGTTGCGTCATGTGTAAAATTCTGTCCAGCAAAACAGGGCTGAAAAAGGTTTTGAAAAGATCTTCGTGCGAGTTTGTTATGATGTGGCTTAGTTGCCCGCCGTTCTGAAACCTGTTGTACCGTTCTTCAAATATCGCCTCGTTTATGTCCAGGGGTTCGCCGTAGCTGGTTGTAATACCAACGTACCGCCCGACTTCATCAAATACCCGGTTTAGGGTAAGGTTTGGTGTAACCGGGTCAAAGTTTTTAATGGTCTTGCGGCTTGTGTGTAGTTGGCTCATCGAAACGTATTCAAATTCCTTACTTAGCTTGTTCTCTTTACAAAACCGCTCAAAAACCCACATTGATTCTGTTTTGGTTGTTCCGGGCATCCCATGTAAACGCAGAGCCTTAGCCAAGTTAAGCTCGCAACTAACATCATTGATAAAGTACTTTATCATTTGACGAAAGTTTGCCTTGTGTGCGTCGCTGAAATCCCAAACAAAATCCCGGTTTTCTAGCTCAGAAATCGCAGCGGCGCGAAGCTGAAACAAAGCCCACACTTTCTTTCGAGCCGCTTCAAAATCCATTTCTTGCCCGAAGTGGCGGCGCACGACAAAGGCCGTAGGCGCTTTTTTATTCAGAGAGGCAAGGTGTTGCCGCCCGCGCTCGGTAATAGGCTCCGCTGGCAGCATTTTCGGCGCTTGCGTGGCTTGTGTGTGACGGGTCGGCATCTGGTCAAGCCGCATGTTGGCAGAAACCTGCCTTGCATACTCTTCGATGTCAATCGACCTGTCTATTTTGTGCGGGGCGTTCGGGCTTTCGTACATGGCGGTTACTGGTTTTTGAATACGTCTGAATATTCGCCTACTAGTTCTTTGTATAGCCCACGCGGGCGGCAAAACTCGCGCGGTTGCGCGTCCGCTTCGCAGTTTCCGCACGGCTCGACACATCCAGATTTGCAGTTTAGTTCTGCGTCTGTGTAGCCCCCGTTATCCGGCGGAGCGTCCGTGTCTTCAATCCCGTTTTCGTTTCCAACAAAGTAGGCGGGTTCGGTTGGGTGTTCGCCAATGCGAAGAAATCCATCAACCAAGAATACTTTTTGGGTGTCAAAGTATTCGGGTGCGCCTTCAACCACATCTCGCAAATCTTTTAGGGTTTCGATCTTTTTCATAGGCGCTTTAACTACAAAAAAGCGTTCGCCGTCTTGTACGAGGTTTTCAAGATCAAATTTGCTATCAAACGGCGCATTTTGCACGATCTCACAAATCGCATCATACATTTTTTGCCCGAATGCGTGTAGCTCGTTTAGGGCTGATTCGGTTTCGGCTTCGCTGTATTCTGCGTCGATGCGGGCTTTTGTTTTATTGGCCAACTTTTCCGCAATCCAGCCCGGCGCTCCGCTTTCGAGCTTTGCCGTGTCCATGTCCTTGCAGGCGTTTAGGGCTGCCGCTATGTAGCGGGCTTTAGATGCGGTGGCGTCGTCGTGTGTCGTGAGTATAGTTATGCCATTAAATCCATAAACAGCGGATTTTTTTTGCGCATAGATATAAGGCGATGATCTTGCGGGGTATTGAAAGAATTTTTCCACGTCTAGGTTTAGTTTTTAGTGAGTGGTTATCTTTCGAGTGAAAAAAGAAGATCGTCGGCCATTGTAACGGCCATAATTGCTTCGGTTCCATGCTCGCTAATTCGGCTAGGATTTGCCAAAATTCCCTGCAATGCCATTGCCGCAAAATATTCGCGCTTGGTTAATCCTGTATCCCAAACCTCTCGGTCGGGCTGCATATTAACGGGCGAGAAGCCGTTTTTTGATGCTAATTCCATAAAAGCGTCCTTGGTATCTTTTTCCATGATTCGAGTATTTAAGTTTGATTTAGTTGTTTTCGCTTTGATAGCACGAAGATACAAGTACCCAACCCAAACCGCCAAATTTATTTTATTATTTTTTTAAAATAAATCCGGTAGGTGGCGTAAGCCATTGATAATCATTGAAAATACTTTGCATCGTCTACGCCGCCAAGGTGCTGGATATTTGAGCGAGCCGGGGCGTTTTGGTTCCGGGTTA